AACATAAATTTACAAATAGGTTCTGATTATCAAGACCCTGCTGGCTCTTGGACAAGTAATATAGGTTATGCCTCTCCAGATGTTCAAAACTTTTTTACCTCAACAGATAACAACATATCAATTACAGCAATACAATTAGAGGTTGGAGATGACGCATCAGATTTTGAATATGTTCCTCGTGATGTTCAGTTGCAAAGATGTAAAAGATTTTATGAATTTATACAGTATGAAGGACAAGTTGCTACCATGGCAGCTACATCAACCTCAGCTGCTTACGCAAGAATAGAATGTTCTGTAGAAAAAAGAGCTGACCCCACCGTAACTTTACCAACAAAAGGCAACAGCACTAATCAAATTTCTGTTTTAACTGCATCTGGGAGTTATCCAGGCACAATTGGCAATCACGCTGTTGGTAATCCAACGCCTTTAGGTTTCAGACTTGAGGCTACTAGTTATGGTAATTTAGAAGCTGGAGGAGGACTTATGCTTTATGTAAATGGAACAGTTTTTATAGAATTTGATGCGGAGTTATAATTATGATTACAAAAGCAAAATACTATGCCATTACAGACCCAACGGGTAAAAAGTATAACACAACAATCAAAGCAACCATTAATGGTGACGAAGTATTTGTGCCTTTAACAACTAAGAATAAAGATTATGTTGCTATACAAGAGTGGGTAGCAGAAGGTAACACAATAGAGGAGGCCGATTAATGGCATACATAGGCAGATCATTACAAGCAGGATCATTTAGACAGCTGGATGACATATCATCTAGTTTCAATGGATCAACAACAGCGTTCACCATGCAGGTCAACTCAACCAACGTATCTATGGGTGATGTCAACCAGATACAATTATCTCTTGGTGGTGTGATACAAAAGCCAGGCACAGACTTTACTGTATCAGGTAGCACACTAACCTTTACAACCGCACCTGCTGCCAACACAAGTTTCTTTGCCATACTACTAGGTTCAGATAATGGCGGCACAACTACACCGACTGATGGATCGGTTACTGGTGATAAACTAGCATCTAATATAGCTATAGCAACAACAGCTGATGCGTCTTTTGGTTCTAAAGTTGGAGTTAACACTACACACCCTGCAAGTGGTGCTGGGCTTGATAAATTTATTGAAGTTCAAGGTGGCGACCCAGGAGTTGTGTTAAGAGATGATACTGCTTCTGATGCAGTGGAACTTTACAATGCAGGTGGTAACTTTATAGTTTACACAGGTAGTGCTGATGCTTTTAAAATAGATTCTGCTGGTCACATAACTAAGCCACTACAACCAGCTTTTGCAGCTAAACCAGCTTCTAATCAAACTGATATAAACGCTGTTGATACATATGTTACAATATTATTTGGGACAGAAATATTTGACCAAAACGCAGATTTTGCACCTAGTCCCTACGGCATTTTTACCGCACCTGTAACTGGTAAATATCAGTTACAAGTAAATCTATATCTAAGTGATTTTGATGCTTCCGCTAACTATTTGCAAGCTGATATAGTGACAAGTAATAATACTTATTCTGCCATTTGGGAAACAGGATCTGAAGATGGTTATCTAACTATGAATGTTGCATGCACCGCTGATATGGATGCAAACGATACAGCTTCCGTTCGAATATTTCAAGGAAGTGGTGGTTCACAAGTGGATGTACGAGTATCATCAGTATTTTCAGGACATTTAGTATGTTAATGAAACAATTAACCTTAAAGGAGGTAACACATGGCTAATCACACAAAAACAATAACATTAACAGATCTACAACAAAAGATTTTGTCTAATGATTTATATAACGACACAGATAATGCTGGTTTAGATGATTGGATACAGGCAGCAGTTGATGGTAAAATTAGCAACTGTTGGAAGCGTATGCAACGTGAATGGACAGATAAGTTGATGAACGATGATTCATTTACAGACCCTATCCCATCTAATCAAGCAGACTTTGTAGCACTGGTCACGGCTCGTTCTGATTATAAAAACAGAAAAGCTAGAGACGACTCTAGTGATATATAAAAGGTAACACATGTCTATCGAGTCCGAGAACAAAGAAGCCATCATACGCATAGAAGGCAAATTAGAATTGATGGATGCTAAGATTGAAAACCTGCGTGACAATCATATACATCATCTTGGTCTTGATATAAAAAAAACAAACACCTACATCTGGTCAATCAGCTCTGTCATTTTTGCTGGATTGGTCACACTACTCTATAGATCATTTATGTAAAACATTATGGCCCTCTCAAATACCAGGGGCATGGTAGCTGAGTTGCGTGCCGTAGCACATCTTGCCACTGACCCAGACATATTGACGTTCATACCGTCAGGTAATTTAGGGCCAATAGATATTGTAACTATTAACAAACGTACAGGAGAGCATAGATACTACGATGTTAAGTACGCATCGATGCGTAAGACTGTAAAAAAAACACACAACCCAATGATCAACAGGTCATTGAACAAACAACAAAAACAACTATCAAAAGTCAAACAACCAATACAAATAGAAATCATTTATGTTTATGATAACGGCACAATCAGAATACGAAGCTAGTCAAAAAAAATGGCCTAGCTTTTCATACAAAGAGATGGCTTGTCAGCACTGCGGCAAGATAAATCTTGAGGAGGATTTTCTAGTAGCTCTACAAAAGTTACGGGATGACTACGGTAAACCTATGAAAATTACTTCAGGGTATAGATGCCCTGATCATCCTATAGAAGCTAAGAAGCCTCAGCCTGGCTACCACTCAAAGGGTGCGATAGACGTGGCCGTAAGTGGGGAAGATGCCTGGACAATAATTAAGATAGCATCAAGTACAGGTTGGGGCGGAATAGGTGTCAACACACCGTCATTCATACATTTAGATAGAAGGACAAACAAAACCGTTTGGAAATATTAATATGTTAAATTTACTTATAAAACCATTGTTAGGCGTAGCTGGTGATGTAGTTACAGGTATTGTTGAAACAAAAAAGAAAAAAGCTGAAGTTAAATTAAAGAAGATAGAAGCTGAAGCTGTACACATGGACAAGATCATAGCTGGTGAAGCTCAGTGGGAAACAGAGGCAGTCAAGCAAATGGATGGATCTTGGAAGGACGAACTAAGTCTTGTCGTGCTGCTGCTCCCAGCCGTGCTTGTATTTATTCCTGGCTGTCAGGATTTTGTAAAAAGTGGTTTCATTGCACTCCAAGAGTTACCTGCATATTATCAAAACCTTTTATACATTGCGATCTCAGCATCTTTTGGGATCAAAGGAGCTGGATCAGCGGTCAAGCTATTCAAGAAATGATTTGGATTATCACGGCCATGCTGTGGCATGTTGATATAGAAGGGCCATCTTATAGTACATATTCTGAACAGACGTTCAGTGGCAAAGTAGAATGTTTAGACTACGTTTTTTGGAACAAGGCAGATCTAGTTTACAAGTTGGCAGAAGTACACAGTGAAAGAGAAGGACAAAAACTAAGAACCTGGGCGTTCTTTTGTGAAGGTAGAGAGTTAGACGAAGTATGAAAAGATTAGACTTGTCGGAGAACACCGCTGTGAGTCTCCCAGCCAAAAACTTAATTGCTATCTGTAGTGGATTAATAGTGGGCTGTTGGTTTGCCTTCGGTGTGATTGAACGACTTAATATTATAGAAACTGAGCTGCAATTGATGAACGCTGATCTGCTTAAAGCAGCAGCTCAGACCCCAATAGACCAAGAACAATACATGCTGCTAGAATTTTTAAGCAAAGAACACGACAAGCTCAAGGCAGATGTAGAAAAAAAACTACCAATGATAGACGCTGTAGATATGCACTCACAATTTCTTGAGGACAGGGTTATAGACCTAGAAACACTTACAGACAAACTTAGAGGCAATGGCCATGATTGAGGTCGTATTTGCCATCCTAATGATACAGAATGGAGCAGTTGTAGAGTATGTACCTACTGGCGGCATGGCTGACTGCCTGGAACAGAAACGCATTGTTACAAGGCAAATCGGCAAGGATCAAGATGGCATCTCAATGCAGTGCAAACAGGTCACGGCAGAGGTCGAGATCGACATGGGAGATCGTAAAAGAATCATCAAGATCATTGAATGAGAAGACCCAAAAATAGGTTTCTAGGACACTGCCATGTATGTCATAAAGAGATACATGCCTTTGGTACACCCTTCATAGTTGAACCTGAGAATGTTATTTACAAGAGATATATTTGCCACACTGCTAACCCTAAAACAGACTGTCTAAGTGTTCACTGGAACATTGATCAAGAGACAGAAAATGTCACCCAAAAGTAAAAAAATTAAATAACCGCAACCCAGCGGACTTACACAAAAAGTTAAGTGTTTGTTTTTATTTATTAAAATGGCGGAGAGGGTGGGATTCGAAGCCTAACAAACCTAGATAAACTGCCAAAAATCAAATATCTCACAAAAATCTAACACGTTGCAAACGCAACTATACTCCCAAAAATTTTACAAAATTAATTAACTTCAACCCAACCCAACCGATCTTTTTGCTGTTGACATTTAATGTCACTCCACTATTTTAGAGGTATGAAAGAAACCCACACACAAAATAGGAAGGAAACAAATGACACTAACAGCAACAGTCCAAACGTATATAAACAGTGATGGTAAACAGGCGTTCAAAGTTGTTGCTCCATACATGGATGACAATAAACTAAAATCTAAGGTACGCAAGTTCAATCCGTCCACGCACTTTGCATCACATGACAAGCCAAGAAAAGCTGCATTAGATGCTGCCAACGCCTACTGTGCAAAAGTCAATGTAACAGGCCACGATCAATTCTTTACAGAAGTAACTCTGGTTGATGCTATTGAGCCGTACTTGCAGCAAAAACAATACGATCTAAACAACGGTGATTTGTCAGACAAAGAATATCACAACATTAAATATCAATGCACAGAGCTTATAGCCAAAACAAAGTTTGCAAACAAACCTGTAAAAGATTTAGTTGCCACTGATTGCAACCAGCTTATTGCACAGTTGCGTGACCTAGGCTGTAGCCAGGATAAAATTAGACGTTGCTTGTTTGATGCAAAAAATATAATAGATACCTGCGTAATCAATAAAATAATTAACAGCAACAAACTGCGTGCATTTAAATTTAAAAAGAAACGCATGATCAAAGAAGTTGATCTTGTAGAGATACCATCAAATAAGGATCTTGCTGCACTAGCTAAAAACAGCAGCGGTGTGTATAACACTATCGTTTGCACTGTTCCCTGGATGGGATGCAGATGGCAAGACTGGGCTGCATTGACCTGGGCTGACATAGGCTGGAATAGCAACACGATACACATTGATAAGTTTATCTGCCGTACAGATGGTGGCGCAGAAGTTCTTAAACAACGTGGTAAAACTGACGCTGCGACCCGTGAGATACCATTGTTTGGCAAGGTGAAAAGAAAACTGCGTCAGTGGCACAATAGTGACGAGAGTGATGATGTGTATGTGTTTGGTCAAAACGGTAAGTGGATGGTGTACGAAACATTTAGACGCAACTTTCAAAAACTTAAAACAATCAGTAACGTAAAATATCACGGTGGCGTACATAGCTTTAGGCATTACTTTGCTAGCTTCTTACTAGATGCCAATGTGCATAGCCTGGTTGAAATATCTAAATACATAGGTCACACAGATCCTGGGTTTACTATGAAAGTTTATGCAAAACTTTTAAAAGACCAAGAAAAATGGGTCAATGATATTGATAAGATTGATAGTATTTTAGGGGGGTGCTAGGGTACTAGGCACTCCTAATGTATGGTCATTTTGCTCAAATTTGGAAGACTTTTTTTGCATTTATCACTACAAAACACCACTTCTCTGCCTTTTGTGTCATAATCATAACTAAAGTGTCTTCTGTGTAAGACATGAAATTTGATCTTACACACATCACATTTAAGAGTCATTTTTTTTATCTGGTTCTGGTGGTTTCTCTTTGATCCTGTATGGATCAGTCGATATATTTTTTATTTCTTCTGCTGGTTGGTTGCCTGCCAATATATCTACAATATTTTTTCTTAAATAGTTTGCCACAACACCTGCTATATTATCCTGGCTTAAAGTCTCTGCTAAACTCTTAACGGTTTCTCCACGTTGAAAGCATCTTGACATCATCTTGCCTGATGCCCGCAGCTCACGATCTAGGTACGAGTCCTGTGGCACTAATTTGATCCAGGCTGCCTTAACAACGTATGCCTCTTTTTCTTTTTCTATGTAATTAACAATAACTGTCAGCATCCTGTTATCAACTTTTAGGTTAAAAGTTACACATTTCATTCTGTTAGGTATGGCTGGTTTATCCATTAGAGCTGCCTGTTAATATCAATAGATCTAGCTGTGCCAGGTATAGATGTAATAAAATTTCTTTTCTTCAGTGACAGTATGTGAGATCTAGTTGTTGATGTTGTAATTTTAAGTGCAGCTGCAATCTCTCTGTAAGATGGACTGTAGCCGTTGTCCTTAATAAATTTTTTTATAAAATCTAAAACTTTTTTTTGTTTATATGTCATGCTTCCCTCAAAGATTTTATCATTCTGTTTAAATACCACTGTGCTTTTTCGTAGTCCGTCATTGGGTTGCCTTTGTATTCTGCTCTTGATAAATATTTTAAAACATTGCCTTTGCAATATCCTTGAAACTCTACTGGTGACAGCGTGTCTTCTATACGATCAATAGTTTCTAGTTTGCCGTTGGTGTAGTGCGGTGGATGATTGACTAGATCTTCACTCATACTAACAACAACAGCAAAACCACAAACAAGACAATGCCGACAATAATAATTTTCCAACCAAAATCAGAAATGTAGTTCATTAGAACGGTGCTTCTTCTTCTGCTGGTTCATCTTTGTGTGATGCAACAACACTAAATTTGTATTCTTTGTCTGGGTCAGCAATCCACATTTTAATTCTAACTTTTCTTTCTTTGTCACCATCCATGATGGTAAATGGCCCTTCGTAGTGTGGCTGCTTGCCTTCTCTCTTTTCGTTTTTATACAGAACGCCTTTACCGTCTGATATGTATTCAATTTTTTCCATTGTTTTTTCCTTTGGTTAAAGTTTTTTGTTGGTCGTTGTAGTATTGTGTGATGGCATTAAATTTTTGTAAGTCTCTGCCTTTAAGATCTAACAAAAAATCACGCACGTCTGGTTCACTAACGATGGCCTTCAGTCCTTCTACATGACTTGCATGATCAAACCGCTCCTGAAGGCCATCTATTGTGATCAGGGAGGAGATCGCAACAGGCTTATTACTATCATTACGGGCAGCCTGTTGAACCTCGTCTGCTGATGCTATTGCATCATTGGTCAACCCTAAAAGCCCTAAAGCTCGACCAACACTGGAGGTTTCACAATTCTCCAGGGCAGATGTTTTGTTGATGCTTGAGGCAGCTCGAAATTCTTCGGCTGTGCCTACTGATACTAATTCTCCATCAACAAATACTTGTGTTTTCATAACAACTCTATTTTCTGTGTTTTCTACAATGCTTGTTTGTAAGGCAAGGCGTGTGCCAAAATGTTTCCTGGCTATGGCTATCCTGCTTGCAACTGTTACATATTTTTTGCCACGAATGTTTACAGTCAATTCATTTTCTTTATCTAATAATTCTGTAACTGCTTTTTGTAGCAGATCACTTGCTGGTGTTGTCATGCTGATTGTGCCTCCTTGAAAACTTGTTGTGCATGTTCTTTGTGTTCTTCTCCTATATCCCACTCATAGTTATGTTCCCAGTCAGGGTCGAGATCTGCTAACAGATCTCGAACCGACCCATTGCACTTCATAATTGCTCTATCTCTAAGACGTGCCATACGTTTGTAGTGTTCTAAATGCTCCTCCATAGCATCCTTAGTTAAGTATTGGCAATTTGAAGGGTCAAAGATCTTGTATTCTTTTGCATTGCAATACATCAGGTGTGGTTTTTTACCTGTTGCAAAATGATAGAAAGCTGTTTGCCTGGCGTGTGTTATTTGTGGTTCATCTTTTGGTAAAGCAACATGCTTGACAGAACGTGTGCCGTCTTTTTTTGGTCTGTTGAGTTGTGGCACTTTGCATTTTTGTTCTATAAACATTAATTTATCATCACCGTCCGTGCGGCCTAAACAATTGACGTATGTAAATTTTAATCTTACGTTACGTTCAGCAACGACAGGTGTTTTTAGATTCATGCTTTTCCAACCATTGTAAGCCTGACGCATCATGTCTGGTGCTGTGTCTTTGATGCCTTCATAAAGTTCTTTGTCAGCATCATCCCAAGGCTCATATTTAGTCATGTGTGCATCTAATGCCTCTAAGGCACGATCTAAGCTGTATTTGTCTTTGTTTTTTACTACCTGGCTCTTAAATGACCACAACTCATCACAAAAACACAGCTGACACAGCTCACCTATTACAACTCCAAAATACATTTTGATGTTGTGTTTTAGGCTGCGTCTGCGTTCTTGATCCAGCACTGCATATTTGTAGGCCCAGCTTGCCATGCTGCAATTAAGTTGTGTAGGTGAATAGTGATCAATGCCAAGATCTAAAAATGCTGGCGGTGTGCTTTCTAAAATATCTGTTAGTGTTTCGTTCATGTTTCTTGCGTAAAAAAAATTTTAAAAATTTTAAAAGTTTTTGCAATTTTTATTTATAGATAATTTTTAACTGTGACAATTTAGGTCAGCACATGTTGTAGATAAAAAGTAAATTTATAAATTAAACCTAGTTTTTTTATTAACATGCAGTTGTGAATAATGACCAAAAGTGTGTAACAATAAATGACATATTCAGTCACTATCAACAGTGTGATAAATGTAATATGTTTGTATGATATTTGTGCGTGTTGGTCATAAGCGTTTACTAATCTACTGTCACCACTATGAATTTAAACGAGTGGTGTGCCTTAACTGGCAAATCTAAAAAAGAAATTGCAAGAGAACTAGGGGGCATAAGCCCCAGAAGTGTCTTCAGGTGGGCCACAGCAGAGAGATTTCCTAAGCCGCCAGAATTAATTAAGATTACAACAATTACAAAAGGTGCAGTGACAGCAAATGACTTTGTTGCTGCTTGGGCTGAACGGCATGGCCAGGACAAAGTTTAAGATTAAGGATTATAAAATGGTTTTAGTGTCCTGGCAGGACGCAATGGACATAGAAACAGGATGGCACAGCCTGCGGAAAATACAATCATCGAAGACAGAGCCTGTAAAAAGTTTGGGCTGGCTAGTTAAAGATACAGATAAGCATATTGTCCTGGCATCTGACTTTTGTTCTGATGGCACGTCAGGCAGAGCCATTACAATCCCAAAAGACTGGTGCAGCAAAATCACAAAGGTCACTACAGATGATAATTAAATTATCTTGGTACGAATACTTTGCAGCAGCTGTGATTGGCATGCTGCGTAAATCTATGAGCATAGCCAGGCAACACCAGGACAAGCACGGGGCTGACATGTCATCAAAGCCTGTGTTTGATGCGGGTTGGGCCATTATCTCAGCTGCATCAGAGATAGCCGCAGCCAAGGGTCTTAACAGATACTGGGATTTTAGTGTCAACACATACAAAGACCCAGACCTGCACGAACTTGAGATTAAATGCCAGATGCACCACAGCCAAGATCCTGCCAAAGATCAAAACTATTTAATAATTAGACCAGACTTTAACGACTTGCAAAAGTATATGCTGGTTGTTTGCCGCAGCCATACAACGTACGAGCTTGCAGGATATATACACGGGTCAGAGGCAAAACGTGCAGAGTGGAAAGCACAAGTCGGCAGCAGGCCATGGTTTTACAAAGTGCCAATAGAGGCACTGTCACCAGCAAAGGAGTTACTATGAATAAATTAATTGTAATATTATTATTGCTAATACTTGCAGTCGTAGCTGCAAACTTCATTCTATACGCACAGCACTATGACTCTAATTATTGTGCTGCTGAGATTGATTACGTCAAACATGGCATCTTTGAATTGCTCAATGAGTTTGGACTCGATGGCCTTGCAGAATGAGGCAAAATGGGCCACGTTTATTCGTGCCAATACCAGCCCTAGGGCCAAGGTGATGTATCTTATTCTTTGCGAGTATATGGCAAAGTACGGGCGTGTTTATATTAGACAAAACACCCTTGCTAAACAGTTGGGCTGGTCTAAGCGTACTGTTGTTAGATGTTTAGATGAATTAGAACAGCGTGACTGGATCAAACGTAAACGACTGCGGAGCAGCTGTGAATACTATGTTAAAGAAAATATGTTTAGTGATGTGCCAAGCGTGGCATATATTAATAGAATACACAGTACGGAGAATACTAATACTATAAATACTACTAAGAGTACTCAACGTAAGATGCCAGATATGGCATTTCTAGGCAAACGCATGAACAGCCATTACAAGCAGAAGGTCAACGAACCTGACACACCTGCTAAAATGACAAAGGCACAGCACAACAAAAAGATGAAGTTCCTGGAGAGCATGGATAAGTACGATCGTGAGAAGTGGTGGGCTGCTTACATGGCAGGCAAGGTCAAGCCACCTGGAGGCATCAAACTATGACTGTAACGTCTGTGCAAATAATTGATATGTTTGAAATGGCACATGACGTTGAGAAAAAGTTGCCCGCAGCCGTGCAAAATGGCATGTCAAGTATGCGTTTTGATGTGGTGAATGACAAGACAGAGCATGCAGCCTGGAAGAAAGCCAAGGTACGTTTGACCGCCACAGCCCGTGAGATTGCTGTTTATGAATATGTTTTGTTCTATCTTAATCCACTGCTAGGGCCTGAAGAACGCAAGATGGTATGGGCTAGGTCTATCCGTGTACCCTGGCACTATATTGGCAGCAATATTCTTAAATGTAGTCGACACACGGCCAAGAAACGATACATGGAAACAATAAGGTTATTAAGGATGAGAATTTTGATTAGTGAGGAGCTTACAAAAAAGCTGCCAAGACTATGACAGCCCTGGCAGCTTTGTAATTATTATGCAGAGATTATTTGAAAATCCCTGTTTTTTTTATCGTTAACTAAATCACGCAGAACTTGTTGCCAATCGTCTGACTGATCTCTAAGTCTATACATGAACTGAGCAAAGTTGACTTCTTCACCGTTGGCAAACCAGCTTGTTTTATAGTGGGCCAAGTCACCAAGTATCTTGTCAGCTCTGTCATCGTCTAAAAACAAATACTTGGTTTGCGGTATGTCATCTCGGCAGTTGTTGTATTCGTAAATGTCATTCATGCCATCAAAATGACCTGCTTTGAACTGGTGTGAGTAATCGTTTAGCTGTTTTACAGCGTCATCACTGCCAGAGTCAAAGTGTAAGTGAACGCTGTCACCACCTGCAAATGATTGTGATCTGCTGCTAGTAACATTTATGCCCAGCTCTTTGGCTTTTTTCTTGAGCAATTTTGCAACTTGTGCATATTCTGATAATTTTTTCATATTAAGCCTACCTCCAATAAAATTACAAGGATGCCGCCAAAGGCAACAAATAGAAAATAATTTCTGTCTGAAATTTCTAACATTGTTTATCTCCTTTATTAATCATTACAATTATGATGATAGTGACACTTTTGGTCTATGTCAACCCCACACACAAACTTTTTTTAAAAAAAATTATTATTGTACATTTTGACCCAAATAAGTTAACAAATAAGATACAATCAGCAAATCAATCTGTAATCCCACACATGCCAGGCAGACCAAGCAAAAAAGTTTTTTGTGAAAGCATGACAAGAGCAAGCAACTACACCGTACAATGTAGAGCAAAAGGCTACTTGATGAAGTCTGGTCATTACAGATGCAAGAACCATGCTGGTATGAGTACAGGGCCAAAAAGCATAGAAGGTAAATTGAAGGCACTAAAAAACTTAGTGTCAATGAAACATAAAACTGATGATGAACTTAGAAAAATACTCGGACAAGATCCTAGAGCAGCTACAGTTGGGAACACCACTGACCAAGATTGCCAAACAGAAGGACATGCCAGGCCTCACAACCATTTACAAGTGGGCTAGAGAAAACAAAGAATTTGCAGCAGACTTACAAGATGCAAGAAAGACAGGAGCTGCAACCTGGTTAGATAGATGCTTAGAACTATTAGAACAAAAGGATATACCACCTAATCAATTAGGTTTCTTGCGTGAGCAAATGCATCACTACCGTTGGTTAGCCAGCAAGTTAATTAGTGTGTATGGTGACAAGTCAGAAGTTAAACAGACAGGAGAAAGCACAATCAAAGTTATGTGGGAGTCTGAGAACCCCAGTTCTTCACAGCAAACGCAGAGTCTCGCACACGGGAATGGAGTTCAGAAACAGATTGACAACCCAGCCGACAAAACAGACGCAGTTTTTTAGGCGTAG